CAGTTCCGGAGGTCGGACAATGTTGTTTTTACTTGCGCCATTTCATTGCGTAGCTCAATATATTCCTCCGGTCGGGGAAATACACCGCGCAGGTGAAACATTTTACTGGCCAGTTCTTTTTCTTTAGCCTGGTATTCATCAAAAGTTTTAACCAGGGATTTTACAGAAATCTTGCCGTTAACTGAATGCTTTGTCAGATTAATCATAAATTACTCCTTTCCTGTTTCTAATTTTTTTACAGTGCTTCTTTCCTGGGCAGCAATGACTTTCAGGTGTGCAGCGGCTTCCTGCATTTGCTTTGCAATATCTTCCAGTGCTTCAGCCATCCGGACGATTTGCTCATTTGTAAAACATGCCGGTTTACCATTCACCAGATATCCGTTTATCCGCTGATGGATCCAGAATTTTGATTTTCCGAAATAGTCTTTTGCGATAGATGCAAATGAAACGATATTGCCGATCCGCTGTAATTCGTTCATGACACTAATGTGCGATGCCAGTTCGAGGGTTGGTTGCATTCCTGCACGAGCAGCCTCTTGCAGCTCTTTTTTACGGGAGTCCGGAAGGCTTTCGAGTTCCTTCAGCCGGGCATCCAGATAAGCTTCTTTTTCGTCGGTTGTTAAACCTTCCATTCCGCGGAGGATATTGTCTAAATCCTCATTACTAAAAAATGTTGTCTTTTTCATACTTCCTCCTTTTTTATAATCTTTAAAATGTGTCCCCCGAAGGGGACACGTTCCTGGTTTATTTCAGTTTAGAGAACTGATCCAGAATCGCATTAATCAGCGTTTCTTTTTCTGTCTCCGTCAGTCCCATTTGCTTCCAACCTTTCGAGTAAAGAAGGAAAAGGTTTTCCAACATTGCCCGGTGGAAAGCGGTGGGCTGATTGCAACTTTCAATAATTTCCAAGAACTCTTTTAAAGATTCCCTCATAAACTTAGTATTTGGGGTTAAACTTCACTACAAAGATAATAAACTTTAGTTTATTACAAAAACTTTTGTCAACTTTTTTCAATTTTTTATGCGGACGGGTACAAAAGTGTTGTTGTTGAAGCGTAATGTACTGTTGAATTTGGTCCAGATAATTTTGTCGATAGCATCGCCGAAGTGAGTTGCTTCTTCCGGAAGTACTCCGCTGCGACTGCTTTCGCTTTTTTTATCCTTACCGAAGCGGCCATCGTGTTCGGTTACGCGGGTATTATTCATACTGATAATGGAAAATTTACACCGGACACCGTTAAAACGGATACCGGGGAAACGCGGATCTGCTTCCTTGAAAATATTTTGAATGAGCAGGAATTTATCGTGTTGGGGTGGCTCCATTCCCTGATGGACCTGAGGAATAACGTACCAACCGTTTGACTTCAGGCGTTCGATGGCCTGTTCGTTGTAGCTTTGTGAACTGTTTGCCTGCCGGTGATCCCCGTACCGGTCGCGGATGTAAATAACGGTACGTTCCTGGTGATGTTCGTAGTAACGACAAAATGAGTCGATCAGGGCATTTATCATCGTTGTGGGTGCCTGATCGGGTTTGACGAAAAATTCGTTTATAAAATTCTGCAATTCTACCTCAGAAAAAAGGCCGGTGACGAAATCAAAGTTCCGGGGTTGGCTGACGGTCAGGAGGCTGATCCGGGCACCCCAGTCAAATGAAAGTTCCAGAGGCTTGTGTGTGTCACAATCCGAATCATAGCGGCAATCTTTTTCGGAAAGCCGGTTCCAGTCGAAATTTGAATCTTCTGCTACGTCCCGGATAAAAGCGTCATTAGTGGCATTATAATAGATATGGCGGTCGGAGAGGGGATAATAGCAATCTTCTACTTTATCGATCACCATGTTCATGATCTCAATCAGGAAGGTCAGCAGCGTTTGTTTTTTATATTCCCGTCTGATATAGGAAAAGCCTACGTTTTGGATATTATCGAAAGCATTGGCCAGCGTGAACAGTGTGCCGTCTTTGCTGACAAAAGGTGCAATACTCTTTTTCAGACGAACCGTTTCGTTCCAGATACTTTTGAATTCGGATTCTGATTCGCAGTCGAGCAGCTCCAACTGTAATTTTATTATCCGGTTCCAGATTTCGAAAAACCGGATTCCGCGTTCTTTTTCGTAGTAGTTGCCGATATCAAGCAGCCATTTTTGTTCGGCGGTGTACGGCATTGAACTGGAATAGTGGAAACCATGGTGCCAGGGGATCGGTTGCGGGCTACGTGGCCCGAAAATACCTTCGTTTCCCCGGTTGGTCGGTGATGTTTCTTCGTCGTAACGCTGTTTATTTATTGTCAGTGCTTCATCCAAAATCTCGTAATCGACGGATGCTCCACGCGCTGATCCGGCGCGGTCCTGAGAAAGAAGCAATAAGCCGTTACCATTCGAAAAGCTAATAAAATTGTCGAACTTCATTACTTTTTCGTAGGGTTGCAGGAAATGATCCGGCGGTCGGCGGTTGATGACGTAGTTGCCGGGATCTTTGGCTGAGACGTGCATTTTATAGCCCATACTTTCAAGTAGCTTAAAAGTGGATGGGAGTGTACGTGTGAGCAGCTGTCCGAAAGTCTGTCCGGTTACAGCAGTTAAAGCCCGGGGCATGGTCCGGTTAATCAGGTTGATGTCCCAGGCTATTCCGGCTGATTTCCCGGTGCCTCGCCCCCAGATGTCACATTTGTTTTTGGCCTGAAGGAGTAGGCCGATCTGTTGTGCCGGGTTGAATTGTATTTTTTGCTCTATCATGAGTTCATGATTTCGGTGATATCATCGTCGGTAGCCGGATTGATCAGAGCATCTGCGATGCGTGTGCGCTGATCGATCGGTATGTTCAGAAATTTGTTCAGGTCAAGATTGTAGGTATTGTTGTTGACCTGGATCGGGATAACGATCTGATGTTTTTCCAACAGACGTGGGTCGATGTTATTCTCCGGAGCTTCGCCCAGAGCTTTTATCAGATTTGCCTGAGCTGCTGCCCAGGCTTTCAGATTACCGGTGTCCTTTGCTTTCTGGCAGAGTTCGATAATGTCGTTTAATAGCCAGTTGCGCCAGAGTTCATAATCGAAGGTTTGTTTGCTGTTGAACATACGGACGGCGTTCCGGCAATCTTCATAAGCCTGTGTCCGGCTCAGGCCGGGATACTTTGCCTGAAGGATGGCAACTGCATTTTTTGTTACCGGATTTTTTTCCAGAAGTTTGGAGGCAGAGACCCAGCGGTTGAGCATTTCACGTTGCCGGAGCGGAAGGGTAGATTCATTTCCTTCCAGGATGTAGGATTTGATGGTTTCGTAGTCCTGATCTTCGAGTGCTTTCATAGCGATGTTTTTGCAAAGGAAAGCAGGATCCGGACGATGGAAAAGGACAAAGAAAAGCCCCGGCGTGAACCGGGGCGAAGTTTATTTCTGTTTAAGGGTGAGCAGCCAGACGAAAGTCGGCTGTCCGGATAAAGGTACGCATGTAAAGCCGTTTGATTTCAACGCCTCGAAAATATTTTCCAGAGGTATCGGATAAACGGAATTGAACATTTCAGCGATTTCGGACGATGTGAAATGTTCGTCGGCCTGCTCCCAGGACTTTGCCGGAGCATAACGTTTTATAAATTCACACATCAGATCATCAAGGGCCTGACTAGCTTGGTCGGAAAGTTCTTTTTCACACATGGCTTTCCTCCTTTTCCAAAAGAAATACAGAAGTATTACGTACGTCCAGTTTTTCAAGACTGGTATAGGCAGACATCAAACAGGATACACAAACGTTCATTTCATCAGTAAATTCCTGAATACTACCATTGAATTCTTTTGTGTAAGGTCTCAAATCATCATCCGTTAGTATCGCAGATTGTATCCGGATTTTATTAGCAATACTGAAAATTTCCCGGACTGCTCTAAGAAGTTCAGATTTAAATACATTGGCAGATTTTGGTAACAAGAATTCTTGTTTTTGCTCCGCGATAGTGGGAGCGATGGTTTTCTTTTCCATAATTCGAGTATTTTTGAACTTTTTAGGCACAGAAACGGCGTGCCTTTCCCGTTGTTCAAATCCTACTCGGAGGGTTCTATACGCCATTATAGCAATATAGACGGGGGTACACGCCGCATGCGTTTATCATGTGTTGAGTGATAGACATAAAAAATCCGCAACTCGGATTGAGGGCGGTCTATCTCCACCTTCGAGTATTGATTTGAACAT